ATTAGACTGCAATAAACGTAACATAAATGTTGCATTACACTGCAATTGTTATTACATTTAGGTACAATATATGTATGTCTCAAGCAGCTAAAGCTCGTACCGTCCGTGTGGATGATGAGCTATGGGAGGCTGTTCAAGCTCAAGCCAAAGAAGATGGTATTACAGTTACTAGTCTAGTAATTAATGCTTTTTATGAGTATTTGAAAGCTGCACGAAACCGTCAGTAATGTGTGCTAGAGTATCCATTAGCCGAAAGGGGCAAAGATGAAACTCGTAGATATTATTGAAAACGTTCGACAAAAGGTTGTGCTTGATGAGCGCATTAAAGAACTCACTAGCCTTCAAAATGATGTTAAGAAACTTATCCGTGAAGGTATTTCTGAGCACGGTGTTGAGAACTCAGATGGCCACATTGTTGTAGAGATTAATGATGAAGTGTCTGGTGTAAACAACGCAACACTTCAACGTAAAGTATCTAAGTCTTTAGATATTGAAGTGGCTGAGGAAATTCTTAAGGCTAGAGGCATTCATGAAAAATGCATTAAAATGGTTCCTGTTATAGATGAGGAAGCTATTAGTACTGCTTATTTTGAGGGTGAGATTACTGAAGAAGACTTTGATAAAATGTTCCCCGCAAAAATCATTTGGGCTTTGATAACACCTAAGGGTTAATCATGGAAGATTTTATTGACGATTTATTTTCTGAGGTAGATGTGTACTACCCTGGGAGTAAACGTAAGAGAAGAACTTTAGTTGAAAAACCAAAGCCAGAGCTTAAAACTTGGGACGCTCGCCCTTACGTTAAGAAAGTAAACGGGCAAGATATAGAGTTCTTTACATTAGGTGCTCTAGCAGATGCGCTTGGTCGTCCAATTGTGACATTGCGTTTATGGATGGCAAATGGACAACTGCCCACTTCTATGTATAGACTACCTGATGTAACAGATAAGAACGGAGATATCAGGAGAGGTCGTAGATTGTACACTCGTAGTATGATTGAGACAGCGATTGACATTTTTGGAAATCATGGACTACTATCTGTAGATAGAATAGATTGGTCCGAACATAAGGAAGTTTCACAAGAACTTTCAGAGGCTTGGAATAATCTAAGTCTTAATAATTAAATACATTAATCACACTAATTACTTTAAGGAAAAATTTACCGTGAGCGTTAACAAGATTGAAGAAGATAAGTATCAGGCCACCTCATCTTTTGAGGATGACTTTGATTTGGATGCTCGTCCTGAGCAGGCTACTAGCACTACCACATCAATTGGTTCTGGTTGGGATGACGCTGAAAAGCTTTCTGTTTCAACAAACCAGTACCCAACTGAGTTCCGTCAGAGCGACCGTGCTCAACTCATTAAGTTCCTTGACCCTAGTGGTCCTTTTGCCACTTACAAAATGCATTTCTTGTCTCAGAAGACTGAGGGTAAGCGCTCATATGTTTGCCTAGGTGCTGTGTGCCCATTGTGTAACATCTTGGGGCATAAGGCTGAGGACAAGCGTTCATTTAGCATTGTAAACTTCTCTGCTGATACAGGGTTTAGCCGTCAGATTCTTACTGCTACTCCACGTTTGTACCGCACATTGGCCATTGCTAACTCAGATAAGTTTGGTCCGCTAAACAAGCATTTCTGGTCTATCAGCCGTACAGGTAAGATGCAAACCACTGTTTACAACTTAAACTCTGTCAAAGAACGTGATTTATCAGAAGAGTACGACCTCAATGTGGACGAGGTTAATGATTTTCTTTCGGCTGTAGAGCCATATGTTCGTTCAGATATCCGTGAGCACTCAGTTGCTGAACTCACTGAGATTGCTAACGACCTTCTCTAATAACACATAGACCGCCACTAGCCGTAGGACACCCCCTTACCTGCGGCTAGTGGCTTTTAGGGGACTTTATGAATATTATTACTACTCTTGACCAGTTACATGAAATGGTGCGTCAGTACTTGCACCAAGATGCTTTTGCTTTTGACGTTGAAACTGTTGGGCCACAACGAGGTCTAACTCCTGTAAACGAAGTTTTATGGATTTCTTTTGCTACTCATGGTAGATGTGATGTTATTCCGATGGGTCACCCTAATGGTGATTTTGTTGAGGATATTTTTCCATTGACGGATGCTGGAGTTAAACGTGTGGAGGCAGGGCTTACTCCTCGTGCTAGTGACTACTCAAAAGATAAGAAAAAAGCTAACAAAATATTTGGTGACCCTCCAGAGCAGCTTTACCCAGCAGAAGTATTTGCAGCGCTAAAGCCTTTAATGTTTAACAAAAATATAATTACCGTAGGTCATAACTTAATCTTTGACCTTACTTCTGTAGCCAAATACTACGGTGGAGAAGTTCCTACAGGACCATACTTTGACACAATGATTGCATCCTTTCTCAGTGATAACCGTAACAAAAATAAGTGTGGGTTAGATGATTGTTTGAAGCGTGAGTTTGGCTATGAGATGGTAAAAGGTGTGGGTAAAGAGGTAGAAAAATATTCATTCAATGATGTAGCAAAGTACGCTTACCTTGATGCCAAGTACACATTTCTGTTGTGGAAGTCTTTAAAGAAAAAAATTGAAGATGGTGGCTTTAACCAGGTAATGGATTTAGAGATGGACGTGCTTACTGTGCTTTGTGATATGAAGCTTACTGGTGCTCCTGTAGATGTAGATGCTTTGACAGTTTTAGATGCTCAACTACGTATAGATATTGAAGAGGCTCGCGCTAATATTTTTAGTATTGCGGGTAGGGTATTTAATATCAACTCTAATACTGAGAAACAATTTATTCTTTACTCAAGTAAAAAAGATGGTGGCCGTGGGCTCAAGGCCCGTAAACTTACTCCTGCAGGACAAAAGCGTAAAGATAATAAAGAGCCGTTAACTTATTCTGATTACTCTGTAGCGGCTGACGCTTTAGAAGAGTTTAGAGGTAGTGACCCTTTAGTTTCGGCGCTTCTTGTATACTCTGATTTAAATAAGTTAAGTACCACATATGTCGTTCCTTATCTTGGTGGTGAGGTAGTACGTACTACAGGAGGTAAAGAGAAACGTGAACAAAAAGAATCGCTTCTTATTGATGGCAGGATTCATTGTGATTTCGTACAGCACGGGGCTGAAACTGGCCGCTTTAGCAGTCGTAACCCTAACTTACAAAATGTCCCTGCTCCTCATACTTCTCATGGAAAAGCTATCAGAAATCTTTTTTATGCGCCCGAAGGGTACCGACTTGTGGTGGCGGATTACTCTCAAATTGAACCGCGTGTCATCGCGTCTATGGCAAAAGACCCAATTATGATGAAAAACTATCTTGAGGGTAGGGACATTTACACCACTGTGGGTGACACTATGGGTGTAGACCGTAAGGCTGGTAAGACTCTTGTGCTTGCTATGGCTTATGGTGTAGGCCCCGCTAAGATTGCTAGCCAGATTGGTTGTAGTACTACAGAAGCTAGGGATTTGCTGGACCGTTTTGGGGCTCAATTTTCTGCCGTGGCTTCGTATCGTATAAAGATTTTAGCTAAAGCACGTAAGTTTTCTACCCCCTATGTTGAAACAATTTTAGGGCGTAAAAGGTTTCTTCCTGAGATAACTTCTAATGACCATATGGTGAGAGCTGGCGCAGAACGCCAAGCATTTAATACCCGCATTCAGGGTTCTGCAGCAGATATTATTAAGTTAGCTATGATTAGGGCACACAACCGTTTGCCTGAAGGTGCCCGTATACTATTAACTGTTCATGATGAACTGGTTACGTTGACTCCCGAAGACAAGGTGGATGAAACTGTGGAAGCAATTAGGGATGCTATGGAGGGTATACAATTATTATCGGTACCTTTGATAGCGGATATTAAAGTAGTGAATCGTTGGGGTGAAGCAAAGTGAATTGGAAATTTTGGAAGCGTTTTGAAGAGCCTGGGTTTTACATTGAAACTAAAGCTGTGCCTACAAGCACACTTGTACGGTGGTATCTTTACGACACTAAAGTTAAACATCCTAACAAACGTGCTGAAGCATTAGGTTTTAACCCTATTAGTGCTGAAGGTGAAGAGATGGAAATTAAAGAAAGTCAAAATCGTTTAAAAAACTTGGAGCCTTACGAAAACTTTCTTGCTATGTTTTCTGACATTAGTGGTTTAGTAACTGCTGAATCTTTTTCTGAGCAGATAAAATTTTTTGGAATATCAATGCCTGAAGATATTGATGAAGACGAAGCAAAAAAACAAATCGCAGACATGTTTACAAATATTGCTCTTTCATGTTTGGTACCAGCATTTTCTGCAGCGCTACAACTAGGGATTGTTGTCAACCCTGGCACCTTTGTAACTGAGGTAGAATAATGAGTTCTGATTGGTACGCACGTAAACTAAATGGTAATGTTCCTAATCAGTTACCATCACTTCCTCCTACACAACTTGTTCCAGCAGCTCCTCCGTTTAATCCCCAACAGCCACAAGATGCTCCAAGGGTTCCTACAAATAGCTCTGTAGCTTCTCGTTGCCCAGGTTGTGGCAGTGGAAACTATGGTGGTGTAGTCCCTGAGGGAAGTATGTCGGGTATGGCCGCTCGTGCTAAATGTTATGACTGTGGCTACCCTATCGTGCAGTCTGGCTCAGGTGTAGGTAAAGGTATTTCACAGCCTGGTGGTGGCCCAGCTACTCCAGCTAAACAAATTTCTACTGCAAATAATTGGAACCCACAAGGAATTATAGGACACATCTGATGGTAACTAAACGAAAATTAAAACTACAACTAGCAGAAGCACTATTCGATTTACAGATTATGAGGCAAGACCTCAAGCGTACTGAACGAATGTTTCTTGACACTAAAGTAAGTCTTAACGAAGTAACAGAAGAGCGGGATGAATACCGTACTAAGTACGAACTTCTTTACCATACCCCAGAATTTAAAGCTGATACAGAAGCTGCTTTTGCTCGTGGGTCAATCAAGATGCGTAAGTCCATTATTGCTTGGCTTATGAACATGGAGACTACAGGGTCTAAGTGGGAAGTAGAGGACAACTAATGGATGCAGACCTCGCTAAAGTAGTAGCCAGCTTGAACAAAAAGTTTGGCTCAGACATGATTGTTCTAGGGTCAAACATCAAAGATGATGTAATGAAACGTTTTCCTACAGGTTCTCTTGCGCTTGATGTTATTCTTGGCGGTGGTTTTCCAGTAAATCAATGGCATGAAATTGTAGGTGAAGCCTCTAATGGTAAGACTGCTGTAGCTCTCAAGACTGTAGCAGCTAATCAAAAACGTGACCCAGACTTTACTACAGTATGGGTTGCTGCTGAGACATGGGTACCACAGTATGCAGAGATGTGTGGTGTTGATTCTTCTCGCGTGTATGTAATTTCTACCAATATTATGGAAGAAGCATACGAATCAGTGCTTCAGCTTGTAGAAAGTAAAACTGTTGACTGTGTAGTTATTGATTCTTTACCTGCTCTTGTCCCTATTACAGAAGATGAAAAGAATATGGATGAGGCTACCGTTGGTCGTGGGGCCTTGCTTACGGGTAAGTTTTTCCGCAAGATGGGGCATGCTTCTCGTCGCTCACTAGTTGAATATGAACGTCCTTTCATTGGCATTGTTATTAATCAGTTCCGTATGAAGATTGGTGTAATGTATGGTGACCCGCGCACTACTCCAGGTGGAGAAGCTAAGAATTATGCGTTCTTTACTCGCCTTGAGGTTAAGCGTGATGAATGGATTGAAGAGGGAACTGGTCAAGAAAAGCATAAAGTTGGTCAGACTATTAAGATTCGTACCATTAAAAACAAGTCGGCTCCTGCTCAACAAGTTGCTTATGTAGATTTTTATTTTGATAGCTGTAACAATGCTGTGGCTGGAGAATACGACTTTGCTAAAGAAATTGTTGCTTTAGGTATTATCAACAAAATTATTACCCGTGCTGGTGCTTACTATTCTTATGGTGACCGTAAATGGCAAGGTGCTGATGCTGTGGTAAAATCTATTAGAGAAGAGGTTGACCTTAAGGAAACCTTAGAGAAAGATGTATTGGAAACAGTACGGGTTGGCTCTAAGTATGTTGTTGAGGTTATTGATGCGGTCTGAAGGTCAGATTCAATCAAAGAAGCATGAGAACAGACTTGCTAAAGCAGTTGGGGGCGGCGCTATTGCTGCCTCTGGTGCTTTTTGGAGCCGTAAAGGTGACGTTCGTTCTGATGACCTACTTATAGAGCATAAGTGGACAGGCAAAAAACAGGTATCCGTTAAAGCGGAGGTCCTGGAAAAAATTGTTAAGGAAGCAATCCTTGACGGCAGGATGCCTGTGCTTGGTTTTCATGTTAATAATGAAAATTATGTAATGCTTACTGAAGATGATTTCCTGGAGCTTCGCCAAAAGCTTCAGGAGTGCTCTTGCGAGAACCATTAGATGTAGAAAATTGGCGGTCATCCGCTAAGTGTAAGGGTATGGACACAGAATTGTGGTTTCCCCCTAGAGATAAAGACCTATATACAGAAATTGCTACCCAATCTAAGGCAGTTTGTTTGGGCAAAGACGGCAAACCTCCATGCCAAGTTAGGGTATACTGTTTGTTATATGCACACAATAATGATGAGGAATACGGCATCTGGGGTGGGCTTAGTCGTAGAGAAAGAAATGCTTTACACCGTAAAGCTAAATTAAATGGTATGACCCTTAAAGAATGGGTAGAAAGAGACAACAAATGAGCGACATTGATTATACTCCTTTTAAATGTCCAGATTGCAAAACTTGGTGGCGTACATCTACTCATAGATGTGAAGTAGCTGTGTATTCACCATCTCCTTCTGTCACTACTACAACTAGTGGAGCAAAGGTAACGGTATCTAAGTTGCCTAACTCTAAGAGGTCGTGTAAGGTATGCGATAGAGCCTTATTAGACTATGAATTTTACACTTGTAAAAAACATTCTGGACAATATGGTTGGAACGAATACAACAAAAAGAAGGAGCACCCACATGACCCAGAAAACCCAAAAACTAAGTGGAACACTTAAGAAGCTAGTTGACGCAGGTAAGAAACCTACGCGTGTATTAGGTTCAGTAGAGCGTTATTACTTAGGGCTACCTGTAGATAGAAGCCGTTCTACTACAATCATTCATCCATCAGAGATGATTAAGCCTGACTGGTGCCATCGTGCACAGTACTACTTGCTTAAGGGTGAAGAGCCTGCTCCTCGTCCTATCAGCCTTGACTTGGCTATTGTGTTTGAGGAAGGTCATCGTATCCATGCTCGCTGGCAGAACTGGTTCCGAGGTATGGGCAAGCTTTACGGTAAATGGTACTGTGACCATTGCGGAGACTCTACCTATGCTTTGTCGTCTGAACTTCCAGATACTTGCGCACAGCATATGGTGTATGAAGAAGTTCCTGTATTCAGCCAAGAGCATATGATTTCTGGCCATGCTGATGGTTGGCTTAAGGGTCTTGGTGAAGATTTACTGCTTGAAATTAAATCTGTTGGCGAGGGTACTGTTCGTTGGGAAGACCCATCGGGTTGGATTGATTCGGGTAACGATTTTAAAAAGTATTGGTCTACATTAAACGCCCCATTCTATGGGCATCTCATGCAGGCCCAGGTCTACATGAAGCTACTTGAACTTATGGACCCAAAAAATCACCCTAAAGAGGCTGTCT